CCGATCGTTCCACCGGCGATGCTGAGAAAATGGTCCAGGTCAACAAGGCTTATGAAGTTCTCTCTAATCCTCAGAAACGCCTCCAATACGACCAGACCGGCGAAACCAAATTCCAGCCGCCGGCCGACGTAGCCAGGGAACTCGTCACTCAAGCCCTGATGGAAGCCCTTGGTATTCCTGATCCTGAAAACCCTTGGGAACCAGCCCACAATTTCCACATGATTGTCAAATCCAAACTCACTGCCAAACGCGATGAGTTTTTCATAAAGCATGTCGAACTCACCAATGCCCTGACTCGGGGCCAAAAGCGACTCAAAAAGCTCAAGCGCAAATCACCTGCCCCCGACATGGTTAAAATGTCCATCGAATTCATCCTTGCCGACCTTGCCCAGCAAGCCGGCAAGCTCCAGGTCCAAATCACCAACCACGACCTGGCCCTTGATCTCTGGTCCGACTACGAACTCCCTTCAACCTAAAGGAATCCCATGAATGCACAACTCACTACCCCCGCAAATAGCCAACCTGACCGATCAGCCCTGCCAGGAATTAATATCCTACTTGAAGGACCAACTGGTACTGGAAAAACCCATGCACTCGCAACGCTTGCAGAAACTGGAGTTGACTTGTTCATTCTCTTCACTGAAAGTGGACTTGAGACTCTCCTGGGCTACTGGACAGACCGAGGAATGGACGTACCAGCTAACGTTCACTGGCATCTCCTCAAGCGATCCGAAAACTCCTTTGTGACCATGGCCCAGACCGCCACCACCATCAACACTATAGCCCAAGAGGCCCTGCACAAAATGCAGGACACCAATCGTGCCAAGCACAACCAATTCGTCACCCTCCTCACCGCTCTTGCAGATTTTCCAGACGATCGGACAGGCCGTCGTTTTGGCGCTGTTGATTCCTGGGGTCCTGATAGGTGTCTTGCTATTGATTCCCTTACTGGTATCAACCCTATTGCCCTGTCTCTTGTGGTTGGCGGCAAGCCTGTTAAGAGCCAAGCTGATTGGGGCATTGCCCAGGACCAAATCGAAAAACTCATAAGGCAGCTCACCGATGGATGCAAATGTCACTTTGCCCTCACAGCCCACGTCGAGCGAGAAGTTGATCAAGTCTTCGGCGGCGTCAAGATCACCGTATCAACATTGGGTGTCAAACTTGCCCCTAAACTCCCTCCAATGTTTTCAGATGTTATTCTGGCGAGCCGCGACGGAACCAAGTTCTCTTGGTCTACCGCCCACCCTAACGCTGATCTTAAAGCCCGAAACCTGCCTGTCGCTGACAACATCACTCCCAGTTTCGTCCCAATCTTCAACAAATGGAAAAGCCGAGGAGGCAAACTAGCACCAACAGTCAAAATCTAATCAACCCGTTTACTAACTTCAACCAAAGGTATTCTAATCATGAGTGAATTTGATCCCAGTGCATTTCTCGATGCAACCACCACTGAAGCCCTTGTCAAGCGTCCACCCCTGCCTGCAGGTAGCTCGTTCGTCGGCATCATCGGGGAGCCACAGACCCGATCCTGGACCGGCAAAAAGGACCCAACGAAGTCGGGGATTGCGGTAGATCTGAAGATCGAAATTGATCTGACGGCCTATCCGGATACTCTCGACAAGCTCGGCGGCACGCCCAAGGTCACTCTCCAGGATTCAATCATGCTCGACCTGAAGGACGACGGCCGAACGATCGACTACGGTCCTGGCAAAAACGCCAAGCTCCGCCGCTACCGCGAGGCCCTAGGTCTTAACGAACCCGGCAAGCCGTTTTCGATTCGTCAGCTCCAGGGTATGCCGATCCTCGTCAAAATCAAGCATCGCGAGTACGAAAACGAACTCTACGATGAAGTCGATTCTGTAGCCAAGGCGTAAGCCTTCGGGAGGGGGACTGCCACCCCTCCTTTTTTGCCTTCGCAAATTGTAAAATTTACAAGGACAATGCATGATAACAGTCAACCTCGACGAACTTGTCATCTCCCCTGAACGCCAACGCAAGGAATTCAATGCCGAAACCATTGCAGAACTCGCAGATTCAATCTGCTCCGTGGGTCTTATACAACCTATCGTAGTTCGACTTGAAGATGGCGTCTACCACTTGGTCGCCGGCGAACGCAGAGTCCGGGCGATCAAGGAACTCGAAATCATGGGCGAAGGCTTCAAACACGGGAACAAAACCTATGCCTCGACCAACTGCCCCGCGGTCCTCTTCAAAGACCTCACCGACCTCCAAGCTTTTGAAATCGAACTCGAAGAAAATATCCGTCGAGTGGATATCTCTTGGCAAGAACGCGCAACCGCTACTGCGCGTCTCTACGAATTGCGAGCATTGCAAGCAAAAAAGCTCAATCTACCTGAACCCACTCGGGAAAAGTTTGCCGCCGAAGTCTACCCAGACCACCATCCGGCGGCTGCGTCTGCAACAGTCCGAGGAGAACTCCTCATTGCTCGAAACCTTAAAGATCCCGAAGTGGCTAAAGCCAGCTCTCGCGCAGATGCAGTCAAGATCATTGAAAGGAAAATCGCTAAGGAGTCCAATCGCAAGCACGCCGCCGAAGTCGGCCAGACATTCACAGCCAAAGCCCATGCCTTACTCCAAGGCGACTCCCTCGAATACATGAAACTAATTCACTCTGAAACTTTCGACTGCATTCTCACCGACCCTCCCTATGGTATTGACGCCCAGGAATTTAACTCTTCCGACGGCAAAGCAGCAGGAGCACACTTTTATGACGATTCCTATTCGACCTGGAAGACAATTGCTAAAAGCCTTGTTGTTGAGTCTTATCGTTTTGCTAAGCCTATGGCTCATCTATATATATTTTGTGATATTGATCGCTTTCATGAGCTTCGCACATTGGCCAGCCTTGCCGGCTGGAAACCATTCCGAACCCCCTTTGTCTGGCACAACCCTTCCAGCCAGCGCGCCCCGTGGCCTCATTCAGGTCCTCATCGGCGTTACCAGCTGTGCCTTTATGCTGTTAAAGGAGACCGGCCAGTTCTCCACCTACGACCCGATGTGATGGAGTACAAGTCCGATACCAATCTGGGTCATCAAGCACAAAAGCCTGTATCGTTATTCGTCGACCTACTGCAGCGAACCTGTCGGCCTGGCGACACCGTTCTGGACCCCTTCTGCGGGTCAGGTACAATCTTTCCTGCAGCTCATAGCCTCAAGGTCAAAGCCACAGGAATCGAACTCGACTCAGCCGCCTATGGTCTTGCCGCCAAGCGCCTTGGAGAACTCAAATGAACAAAACTGAAGACTTCCACATTGGCGAACGGGTCTACCACATAGTTCTCCAGCGCGTCGGCACTGTCACCTTCATCGACCACGTATCTCAAACCCTTGACCTCGAATTCGAAGACGACGCCCAAAACGGCACCTTTCAAGTCCACTTTATCAAAAAGTTCTAGCTCATGCTGAAACCTGAAGGCCCTATTCCTGCCCGCATCATGGTCGTGATCGACGCCCCGTCCTACGACGACCAGCGCCTCGGAAGCCCCCTCCAGGGTGCCCAAGGCCAAGAGTTCAACAAGCTCCTCCATGAAGCCGGCATCACTCGTTCTGAATGTTTCATCACCAGCGTTGCCAGGGTCCTGCCGTCCGGCGGCGACCCAATGTCTTTCATCGCCAAATCCCAAAAGGCCACTACCAATGTTCACATCAGCTATCGTGGAAAATCAGTCCTTGAACCTATCACCACCGGATCAGCTCTCTTATCTAAAGAAATTGCCCTGGTGCGACCTAACATTATTCTTGCCCTTGGTAACATCGCTCTGTGGAGCCTTACAGGATTGTGGGGAGTTGGAAAGTGGCGAGGATCAATGTTGCTTACGGATAGAGATCACGCGGGGGCAGGGCGGCCAAAGGTCATCCCCACCTTTGGACCTGGGCAAGTCCTCAGAGACTGGTCATCCCGAGCAATCGTACTCAATGACATTCGAAGAGCTGGAACATATCGATCGGATATTCCGTACCCTAAGCCCTCATGGCGATTCATTGTACGGCCAAGTTATGAGAACTGTATTGATGCACTGGAACGAATTCTTCAATTGCTTGAAACAGGTCCACAGAGACTTTCCTTTGACCTTGAAACACGATCTGGACATATCGCTTGTGCAGGTCTCTCCTGGACATTAGAGGATTGCATCTGCATCCCCTTCATGTGTGTGGAAAATAGAGAAGGCTACTGGACCCCCAATCAAGAGGCTGAAATTATATGGCTCCTGTGGAAAATATTGACCCATTCTAATGCTCAGGTTGTGGGTCAAAACATCTTATACGACTCTCAGTACACATGGAGACACTGGAATTTTGTACCCAATGTTTTCCAAGATTGCATGATCTCTCAACACGCAATATTCAGCGATATGCAGAAAAGCTTAGCATTTCAAGCGAGTCTTTATTGCAAATATTACGTTTACTGGAAAGATGAAAGCAAGGATTGGGATCCCAAACTTGGCGAGGAACAACTATGGTATTACAACTGTGAAGATTGTGTCTACACTGATGAAGTCGGCCAGACAGAACTCAAGCTCGTGGAAAAAATGGGACTTCAGGAAGTCCATGCATTTCAGCAAAAGCTCTTCTGGCCGGTACTCCGCGCCATGCAGCTCGGGGTCCGAATTGACTTGGAAAAGCGAGCCGCCTTGACTCTCGAAGTCCAGGATGAAATCAAGCGGCGGCAGGATTTCATTCACGAACTCCTCGGCTACGACCTCAACCCCGCCTCGCCCAAGCAAATGCAGCACCTATTCTACACCGAACTCGGCCAGCCGCCCATCATGACCCGAGCGACAGCTAAAGCCCCGGCCCGTCCAACCCTGAACGACGAAGCCCTGCAAACCATCGGCAAGCGTGAACCGCTCCTCAAACCCCTGGTCAGCGCCATAGCAGATATCCGAACCATGAACGTTTTTCTATCCAATTTTCTCACCGCATCCCTTGACGAAGACTCTCGGATGCGCTGCGCCTACAACATCGGAGGCTCCTCTAGTGGCAAAAGTGCTCCAAAAACCTACCGCCTCTCTTCAAGCGAAAATGCGTTCGGCTCTGGTACGAACCTGCAAAACATCCCTTCTGAAAAGTCCAAGTCGCTTGGAAAAGCTGTTGCTCGCGGCAGCATCGCTGGACTCGGAGACGCATATCAGTACCCCAATATCCGGTCAATGTTCATACCGGATCAGGGCTACACTTTCTTCGACGGGGATCTTGATAGAGCTGATCTCCAGGTAGTTGTGTGGGAGGCGGATGATGCGATGCTTAAAGCCGCCTTGCGGCAGGGCGTTGACATTCACCTGATGAATGCCTTTGTTCTCCAGAACAAATCCATTCCACCACTCGAAGAACTGGTCGAAACCCATCCCAAGTATCCTGATCATCGCGGGCCTATGAAGAACCTTCGGGAGTTCGCCAAGGTCTTTTGCCACGGCACGAACTACGGCGGCAAGGCACGGACGATGAGTGCCCACACTGGCTGGACTGTTCACCAAGTCGAAAAAGCCCAAGCCATTTGGTTCGGTGCTCATCCTGGCATTGAGCGCTGGCACACTCGAGTCAAGACCCAAATCACCAAGCACAAGTTCATAGAAAATCGTTTCGGCTATCGCTGGTACATCTTCGACCGTATAGACTCAATCATCCCCCAAGCCATTGCCTGGGTGCCCCAGTCCACAGTCTCCAACGTTATCAACAAAATCTGGATGAACATCTATGAAACCCTACCAGGCGTTCAAGTCCTGCTCCAAGTCCACGATTCTCTCGCAGGTCAATACCCCACCAACTCCACTGATTACAAAACCCTCATTGAATCAGCCGCCCGCATCCAGATTCCCTACGAAGATCCCCTCACTATCCCCTTCAGCGTTAAGACCTCTAACGTCTCTTGGGGAGACTGCCATTGAGAACCCACGATGACTGGCTCACTGCCTATGTTAACTATGCAGGATTTTCAGAAGCTCCACGACGAATGCACTTCTGGTCCGGCGTCGCCGCCGTTGCAGGTGCTCTTCGACGGCGAGTCTGGATCGATATGGCTTACTTTAAATGGCACTGCAACCACTACATTATCTTTGTCGCTCCTCCAGGAATTGTCTCGAAGTCAACTACGGTGGCTATCGCGATGGATATACTCCGGAAAGTCCCCGGTGTTAATTTCGGTCCCGACGTTGTTACCTGGCCAGCACTTGTTACTGCCTTTGCCGCATCTGCCGAGTCTTTCGAAGTGGCCGGAGATTTTCATGCACAATGCGCGCTCACGCTTGAATCTTCTGAACTCGGCAATCTCATCAATCCTACGGACAGGGAGATGATCGATTTGCTGGTGACGCTCTGGGACTCGAAGCAAGGGGCGTTCAAAAAGGTTACCAAGAACTCCGGAAGTGATGTGGTTGAAAATCCTTGGATTAACCTCGTCGCCTGCACAACTCCGTCGTGGATTGCGGGTAACTTCCCCGAGTACGTGATCGGCGGCGGCTTCACTTCCCGCTGCCTATTCGTCTACACCGATCAAAAGGAGAAACTCGTTGCGTATCCGAGTCTACACGTCCCACGTGGAATTGCCCAAGAGCGAGAGTCTCTCGTCAATGATCTTGAGCATATCGCTACTAACCTGGTCGGGCCATATAGCCTATCACCGGAGGCTATTGAGTGGGGAGATATATGGTATAAGTTTCATTATGAACACCCGCCGAAACATTTACAGGATGACCGTTTTGGCGGCTATCTCGCCCGGAAACAAACCCACATCCACAAGTTAGGAATGGTGCTGGCGGCTAGCCGCCGAGACGAAATGGTCATCACCCATGAAGACCTGGCTCTGGCCAACACCATGATCAGCGATCTAGAGTTCGACATGCCCAAAGTCTTTGCCAAAATCGGCCGTTCGGAAGACTCGATTCAGGCCGAACGCTTTCTCGACTTCGTGGCCAAAAACCAGCCTGTCGAATACATGACCGGATACCAGTACCTCCACCGTTCTTTCCCTTATGTCAAGGATTACGAAGGCATTGTAGCCGGGGCACTCAAGGCCGGCTTGATTAGGGTGGAAGCGGGGAAGTTTGTGAGCGGGATGGAGGCGCCTAAAATACAATGATTCTAGGCGCCTACCATTACCAGTCTATTTGGCGGCAGCTTTCACCGCACTCAATACGGTGGCTAGACAACTCGGAGTTATCTTATTTACTGGAGAATAAAGCCGAGGTAAAACGCCGGCATATTCAAGTGCTGCAGCTTGTAACTCGCTACAAAACCAAGCACTTTCGTTTCTCCAATCTCTACCCACTACAAACCCAAAGATCCCAATCTCATCATAGGGTTTACCGAGCTGGTCATACAAGAAATCCCAAAATAATTTCTCTTCAGCATCAGTGCAGCCGATTGAAAAGGTTTTCTCGTCGAGGGTAGATTCGTAAGGAAAGGGTCGGATTTGGACGCCGGCTGGCCTGCCGCCGACCTCATCCGACCTCGCTCCCAAGAGCTTCTTCTCCGGCGTAATGGCATCCACATGGCTAAAGTGCCCGCCACTAAACCAAGTAATCAGCTTCGAACTCCACCCCGAGCCTTTGACAAACCTAAGGTTAATCACCTAAGCACCATACTTAGCCGTGACACTCAGGATGTTCTTGAGGAACTGATCTACCAGGGCCTCATTGGCCGCGCCCAAGAGACTTCCATTAGGTAGAATCGGAAACACAGCTGAGATTTCCGTAACCAGCCCATTGACCAGAATTTGCGTCGATACACTGATATTGCTCGACTGCAATTGCGCTAACGTCGCCGTCGCCAGATTGCTCACCGACATTTGCCCCAGCACCGTCAGATCAATATCCATCACGATGGCCTTGATTGCCTGCGCTCTCAACAATTGCTCCGCCGGCGTCTTTCCTGCCGCCTCGATATACTTACTAATACCCCATTCCAAAATCAGTGAACCCAATGCCGCCGGCAGTCCAATAATCGCACTCATTTGTCATCTCCTGTGTTTAAACCCTTCTCCATCAAACTCTGCGTAGTCATCATTCTCAACACCAAAATCACCGTAGCAATCAGACTCCCTCCCAACTGCACTGCTGTCGGACTGCAGTGAAATTGTTCAGCCGCCTGCGGCCACATCGCCTGTACATTAGACGCCACCGCCAGCGCCGCTCCGACCCACATCGTTTTACTCTTCACAGCCCCGACCGTCGTAGCCACGGTCTTCGATCTCTGTGGTTGCTTTTTCACATCGCCTCCTCCATCCAGGGTTATCCCGTCTTGAATCGTCTGGTCAGTATAGGGAAAGAAACCTTGCTCTTGAATCGTGATTGCATGAAGAAGCTGGGGCATTTGAGCCGGCAATTCCAGTGGCGTGCCGACAGGCCAATTGATTCTCTGGCTAATCGCTTGCTCATAAGCCTCCGTGTCGTTTTCATTCGGCGGTGCCCAGTGACTAATCACATCTTTGATAGACTGGCGGCCGGACAGCCACCCTCGCATAATAATATGATTCGAAGCCCTGTACCCATACTTCGCATCGACAAACTTCACAAAGTTCTCATCCGGCTGGTTGGCCGCCTGGCCAATCCAGGTCTGCCCTTTAACCGACCTAATGTTTGTCGGATTGTTCAGCCTAATTCCGATCGGATTTTTCTGCGTCATAGCCTTTCCTTTTAATCCACCCAAACTTAACGGCATGCCAGTAAACTGCAAAACAACCCGAAATAAAGGCCAGGATCAGAATCAATGTCTGCAGCACCAAATTAATATCTGTTAAATAAGACAAAAACAATCCTGACCATGTAATAACCACAGCCGTGTCGCCTCCTTTCGAATCGTTTAGCATTTCAATCCTTTATTTATAAGACCACTGCGCAATAATTTGAGCATTAATAATAGTTCCCGCAACATTAGTCCCTGTCGGACTAGTACTATTATTTGCATTTACCGAAGTTTGTATCGTACTTGTTCCCGAAGGAAGAGCAATTATAAAAACCCCGTTTTGAGAAGAATAATAGCTACTATTAATTTTAAGCAGTCCAGACATAAGAACCTGTCCTGCCCCTGTCGTATAAGCATAAATACCACCCAAGGCTCCGTTTGACCAGCTACTAGCTCCGCTACCAATTGTATAAGCCTGATAAGCGGTAATAATAACTGTCGTTGCGTAAGCTAAGTTAATGGTCAAAAAACAATTTGCATTATCATAATAATTTGCAGTATTGTTATTAGCTGTAAAATTAAAAGTACTAGTCTGATTCGCATAACCTAAACCTGTAATAGCTCCACTTGCAATTTGAAGCGTTCCAACAGCCAGGTTTGCAATCACACCTGAGGTAGCTGTAATGGTTCCTGTAGCCAGTTGTGATGCGGTAATACTATTCGAAGCAATTTGTGCTGCTGTTATCGTCCCTGTTTGAATATTATTAGCTGTGATTGTTCCTGAAGCTATTTGCGTAGAGGTAATTGTTCCTGTTTGAATCTGACTTGCTGTAACCGAGTTAGCCGCCAGTTGTGGGGTCGATATAGCTCCATTAGAAATTTGTGTCCCGGTAATAGTTCCTGTGATATTAACCGCTGGAACAGCTACTGTCCAAGCCCCTGAATGATACCTGTACAACTGCCCGTCAGTAGAATCAAAAACAATTTCCCCTTCGTAAGGATTTGTAACTGCCCCTGTTGAAGTAACAATTTGATACCCAGCTTGAATAACCTGAATACCTAAAACTGCTGTTACTTGACCACCACTATACGAGGCCGTTACGGTGTAACCTCCTGACACTACTCCCGAGATATTACTAACGCTAACAAGTCCAGTAGAATTAATACTAGCAATAATACCTGTAGTTGGGGTTCCTGTAAATGTACACTGGCTTGTCACATTTACCGAACCGTTAAAGATACTGCATTGAGATACAGCCGCCGCATAATTTCCCGAAGGAATAACCCCATTAGCATTTGCTAAAACAGTAAGCGTCGGCGGCGTAAAAACAGCTTGTAACCCCGATCCAGAAGCTCCTGTTGCGCCGGCAATAGCTTTGGTAATCGTTATGGTTATGCTATAAGTTGTTCCCTGATAAAGTGCATTAACAACCATTGACCCAGTATTTTGCGTCATACCTGTAAACGCATAAACACCTGTAGTGGCGTTAACAGTTCCTGTCACATTAGTCAACGTTCCCAGGGAAAAAACAACCCCTGTAGGATTCAACGTACTTCCCGAATAAAGTTGTGCTTGCCCTGTTGCACTAGCAAAACTGCTAACAACTCCTGAACTGTTTGCAGAGACAATTAAACTAGGATTACTTGCCAATAGGATTACTGGATTAGAAATCCCTAGTATACTGAGAATCTGAGCGGCCGTCGTTGCTCCTTCAAGTGCTCCGTTAACTGTTGCGTCAATCCCATTCAGCCATGAAGCATCAATGACTGTTGTTTGATCTACGAAATTTGTAAGAGCCATTAAGGCACTCCTAGTTGTGAGAATTGCCGGCGACCCGCTATTGCACACCCTGCGGTGGCTAGGCCAGCGATGCCTGAGATTCCATTGAACGAACAGAAATTAATATAGGTCTTGATCGGCGGCTGGGCAAAGGGGACTGTTTGAATATCCTGCTCGCCTCGGACAAAGTCCTGAGGCTGCCTCGGCTCGTTATGTTCAGGGCAGCGATACTGACCTTGCCAATTCCGCACGACCTGAGAAGCCTTGCGTTTGAAACCACAGAGGCTGCAGGTGACATTCCAGTCCCCAAGCTTCAGCCCATCCGCGCTACCTTTCTTTGGAAAGCCCATCAGTACACCATACCTTTGGCAAATCCCATGCCGCGAAGTTTAGGGAGTTGTTTTTCCAGCCGCTTGCCAATATCTGTTCTGAACATTAAGTTAGACGGCCACTTGATATCCCAGCAAATATCGTAAGCTTTCTGTGCTGCCGCCGACACGGATTGCCCAGATCCTGTCACCACCATCACGTATGATCCAGCCGTCAGATACATCTTCGGCCGTTGAAGCTTTCCACCTAACCACAAAAACCCTTTGTCCTGTTTAACCTGTTGAAGATGCAGGTGTTTAAAGTTCTCATCTGTGATTCCGTAGATAGGGTAATCAGCCCACTTCTCTGGCGCATCATGCTCGTGAGGAAAGTCTCCGTGCGCCATGATAACCCCGACGGCTATCTTGTTCGACACGTGAAGTAAATCTTCCCCATCAACCAAGCCCTTCATCCACTTGATCGGATCACCCTGAATAACTTCCTGCCTGATGTTGAAGTCGGGCCAGCCTAGCCGCGTCGTGAACTCCATCGGCCAGACCCGTCCTTTGTCATCAATCATGCAGTTGACCGAGCAGTCTCCTACGTAGTTGATCGAGTGGAGGTAATCAGTCACCGGCTCGAGGGCTACATCAAACAACTTAGATTCAGTCACATGACGAATGACTGTGCCCATTTCCCCAGTGTTCGGTCCCAGATCATCGTTCATGAACTTTTTATGTTCAAAGGATTCTTCGAGGGCGGCATTCCAACCACCAGGCCCAAACCACCCTGCAATGCCCATCTCGATGCCGTCGATCTTCTCTTGCATCATGAGTTGGCCCTTGAACAACCCTTCGCGTTTCCATTTGTCCAGGGTAAAGATCCCGTCATCCGGAGCGCGGGAGACATAGGTCAGGGCGCAGTCTGCCTCTCCACCCCAAGGTTTCATCGCATAAGCCTTGCCCGTTTCCTTTATGAGAGCAATACCTTCTTCAGGCGATTTAACAACCTCGTAAGGAATTGTCTTAACTCCATTCGATTTGAGTATTTCCTGACCCTTGCCCCGGTCAAGCTCCAGCTCTGCTCCTCGGATATTAGCACCAAAGATAGGATAGCCTTTACCAAAATATTCATTCAGAGGTCCGGAGTATTTGTTGTTGCCAGTGAGAATGATTAGGTCCGCCCAGTCCATCTGAGGTTCCCACTCGGCCGGCTTATCCAGTAAACCATCCCCGTACTCGCGCGGCTTGCCAGCCCGCGTCGGCATCCAGTATTTGACCTGGTGTTCCCAATCTTGTGCCCTGAGCGCAAGGTTGATCCCTGTGCCGCCGCCTTCAATGTCCATGATTAAGACTTTCACTGCGCTGGCGCCTCGTAGTTATTCCGTAGATGCTTTTTGTTCGACCGGGGTAAATACTTCTGCCGCTCCTCGGGAGTCATCTGGTCAAGCAGATCCTTTTGCTGCTTCCACTCAAGGCGGCTAAACATGTATTCATTGATATCAAAGTCATCCTCACGGCGTAAACGCTTTTCCAGCTTGCGCACATCCTCCGGCTTGAGGTCATAGTCTTTACGAGCCTTCTCCAGCATCTCATTATACTTCGGATCGTTGGAGTTATAAGCTTCTTGGAGCTTCCCAAGATCCTTTGAATACATGACCCGATCGTAAGACTCCTGCTTCGGCCTCACGTATTTGTTGAAGTCATTGCTGATCTTATTTTCAGTCACACTCTGGCTGATATACTTCCCAGCCGGCGTAAAGCCCAGGGTGGATAGCACAGCTGCCTTAGTTTTATTCCCTGTCGACTTTTGAATCGCTTCAATAGTCAGTGAGTTTATATCCGCCAGCTCATAAGCCAGCGTCTCTTCGATCTTTTTATAAGTCGGATCGTTCTCTCGCCGAATCTCTTGTCCTAGTCCATCAACCCCTGTAATAGCCGCCTTGCCCATTTCAAACAGCCCTGAACCCTTGTTTGCAATGAACTCAGTAATTCCATCAAAAGCCCCTTCGGACTGGATGTGCTTAGCCAGGCCTTCAAATTCCCTGGTGTAAAACATCGTGTTCAGCCGCATATCTTTCCCATACTTGTCCTTCTCACCAGACTTGGGATGTGTGTAATCCTCAACGGTTTGAGGATCTTGCCCAGTAAACATCTTATGCATCAGGCCGCCGATCATCATTGCCGTGGACACATAAGTCATCGCCATAACAGGGCGATCAAGTAACCCGGCTTTAACCTTCGCACTCAGGCTGCCCCGTTGCCCAACAGCCTTTCCCAGGTCAATCGCGCCGCCGGCATACTGATCCAAGAGTCCCACATTCCAGCCAAACGAAAGATTAGTTGCTACGCCAATGTCCTTAATTGCTTTGCTCATAAACATAGAGTTATAGTTCATTTCTCCATAACGAGCTTCTACTTTTTTGGCAATGTTCCTCAGCATTACTTGCCGCTGCAACGCAGTCATCCCTGGATTCAATTCCATCGCAACCTTAGCATCCTTGAGCACGGAGGCTATCTTGAGTGAAGGAATCCAAACCGAATAGATCGGATGCCCCATGCCGGCAAGGAATGCAAACGGGGCTTTGAAAATTGCTGATGCTGATCGGGATGCTACAGCATCCTTATAGCTCTGCACTACGCCAGACATTTCCTCCCTCGGCCTTGTTGGAATCATTCCGCTTTCAGTCAAAATTGACATTGCATACTTCTGCGCTTCATTCAAGGAATCCATTGGGATTTTACCTTGAAAAGCCTTGAGCAACGGATTGCCTAGCCGTGGGTTGGACACCAGTGACTTGTACATTTGTTGAGGGCTGAAAGGAATTCCCATAGCCATGTCCATGAAGAACTTGCCAAGCTTCTGCATCGGCGGCTTGCTAGGGACAAACAACTCTTTGAACGATCGGGTCAAGTTAGCCGCCGCATCAATGTGCATGATGTGTGTAGGGTGAAATAAACTCAAAGCAAGCTTCAAGGGAATAATCCGATTCTTAGCCTCCATGTAACCCTTGAACATATCACCTACCAAATTAGGATTTTCCCAGAGCGACTTACTTTCAAAAGCATTATGCGCGAGTTGCTCGGCACCTTCATGCACCCAGTAACGCTGACCTGTCGGTGATCTGTAGGAATTAGGGGAAAAGCCTTCCGGCGGCTTCACAACCCCCTTTGGCACCTTACGCGCCACCCCGTACTTTTCCAACTCATTAAAAATATCCACCCGCATCTGAGCAATATCCGAAGCCCTTTGCCGAGCGATCATGATATCTTCAGGATTGGTATACTTGGGTGTAAAATGTCCGTCACTAATGGCCTGGCTGTAGAGATCAAACCCGCGTTCCTTGATAAATCTCGGATCAGCCCATTTGTTTCCATACTTTTTTTCCAGCCACCGTCGAACCCCATCCTCGTCCCTGAAAAGATGGGGCATGTAATTATCCCTAGGATCGTACTCAAACCCGGTTTTCATATCCTGCCGGTAGATCGCGTCAGCCCAAAGCTTATACCCTTGCCGCGCTTTTTCCCACAACGGATTCTGAAACTTCACCCCACGTTCAAAACCGTCAATGAACTGCATCCCAGCCTTGCTGCCCATTGCGTTCCAGTAATCCCGCCGCTTTTTGGCAGTCTCCCAGATCTGATGCTCTTTGGAAGCCTGTTTAAAGTAATTCTTCGCAATTGTCGATCCTGCAATCTTAGCCTCAGGCCCCATTGCTTCAGGGTTAAACGTTCTAATATACTTGTCATAAAGCGTAGCCAGCTTACCTTCAGCAATCACCACACCAGGAATCTTTTGAGCCTGCTCGTGCCAGAAACGAAACGAGGACTCAATCATATCGCGGGTGATAGGGATGCCGGAGTTGAGATAAATGCCTTT